CAGCAGCACCAGAAGCCAGCACAACGCTGGTGCCGTTGGTGGCTGTGTAGTCAGATGGGTCCAGGATGACACCGTTCATCACCACCTGAATATTGTCAGCCGTGTAAGACAGCGTGGCGCTGTTGTCGTCACTGCCGCTGAACGTGGTCTGCCCGGAGGTGGCGGTGTATTCGTACAGGATGAGTGACGCAGAACCAGCCGATGTAGCAGCAATCCAGTTGGCACCGTCATAGACCTTCATCTCGTTGTCGGTGCTTGAGAAGTAAAGCGCACCTTCAACCAGAGCATTGCCATCGTTGTCTACGGTCGGGTCGCTTGCCTTTACGCCAAGGTAGCGGTCATCGAAGCTGTCAAAGGATGCAGCAGCAGCAGCGGCTGAGTTAGCCGCATTTGTGGCTGATGTCGCGGCGTTGCTCTCTGACGTTGAGGCGTTGCTTGCAGACGTTGCCGCATTTGTCTCGCTTGTGCTGGCGTTGCTCTCGCTGGTAGCCGCATTGCTGGCGCTTGTAGAGGCTTCTGACGCCTTTGTAGTGGCTGTGGTTGCTGATGTAGCAGCATTAGTCTCTGCCGTCTCAGCAGCCGTCTGTGCGGTCTCAGCGGCGGTCTGTGCCGTCTCTGCCGCAGTCTGCGCTGTCTCCGCATTTGTCTCTGCGGTTTCGGCATTTGTCTCGGCTGTCTCAGCGGCTGTTTGTGCAGTTTCCGCTGCTGTCTGCGCAGTCTCTGCCGCAGTTTGTGCAGTCTCTGCCGCTGTCTGCGCTGCCGATGCGTTGGATTCGCTGGTAGAAGCGTTGGATTCGCTTGTCGAAGCGTTAGACTCGGATGTGGCCGCAGCCGATGCGCTGTTGGAAGCCGCTGTTGCGCTGTTAGACGCTGCTGTCGCGCTGTTTGCCGCATTGGTCGCACTTGTGGCGGCAGACACGGCATCAACGAGAAGCTCGAAATGGTCGGTGTCAGTCAGCAGGTCACCGGCTACAGAGTCAGCTACGCAGATATAGACGTTGTTAAGCTCTGCCGCTGTGGTGGACTTGATGATGTCACGCTCGGCATAGGCGCTGGTCGTCGTGGTTGCGTCTGTGCCTTGGAACGTGCCGATTTCTTGCGTAACAGCCAGGTCACCGTCGCTGTCAAAGGCGAAGATTTTGTTAGCCCGCGTGGTGGCACCCACAGTGAACTCGGACGAGGTGATGGTGTTGGTACGCGACACCTTGATGGAACGGTCAAGCTCCTCCTGAATCTCTTGGGCCAGGAATGTCAGCTTGTCCAGCGCGTCCTCGTGGGTGGCGGCAGGGAACGGGTCGTTAGGAGTGTAGTCGGTAGCCTGTGTCAGCGGAGTGTTGCGCAGCAAAACAACAGTCTGCGTTGAGGCGGGGGCAGAGACAAAGGTAATCGTGCCACCGCCAGCGTTGCCAACGCCCGACACACTGTAATGCGTCGTCTTGGTCTGCACTGTTTCGCCGCCAGTAGCATCAGTACGCAGGATGACTTGGATGTCATCGTCGTCCAAGATTTTGAAAGTATAGCTAAAAGCTACGGTCGAGCCGTCGCCGGAATAGCTATTCTTGGTGTTTGTGCTGCTGATTGTCATGCGTCACTCCTTCGGTCCTTTATACCTTAACTCAGGACCAATTAAAACTGCACTGCTGACTCTGTTGGTGGAAGCCAGAACTCCTGTTCGTACTCTCTGCGTCGTTGCGACTCCATGCGGCGCAAGTAGCCAGGCTCCATGTTTTCCATGAACCCGTACAAAAGCAAGTAGTTGAACGCTGACTCAGTGTAAAACAGGTTCGCGCCGGGGGTGATGCTCTTGATAAAATTAAAGTAGTCACCGGCATCAGCCTTCAGCGTTGCGCTTTTATGAGCCAGCGCCAGCGCGTCTGAGAGCGTGCCAATGGCCGGACCTGCTGCCGTCTGCGTGAAGCTGCGGCCATACCGGCTATACTCCGCAAACATGAAGTCTCCGAATATGCCCATACCACCACCGCGCAGTAACGCATCTTTCCACGTTGCCGCCAGTTTCGGGTCTTTGGGTTCGCGGCCCTTCAGTACATCTTTCGCGGCACCCGACAGATAGCCAAGCGCGGTTGTCATTATGATGGCAGGCACAAGAGCCGCTGCGCCACGAGCACCTCCGCCTGCTGCGTAATATTGCGGGAGAAGCTGCTTGCTAATTACGGTGGTCGGGAACGCCTTGAACTGCATGAGCATACGCATGAACTCGCCCATGGCTGTGCCCTTTTGTGTGTAGCCGACCAACAAGGCTCTCTCCCTGTCTCCTGGCGTTACCACACCTTCGTCAGCAATGTCGTGCATCATTGTCTGTAGCTTGCTCTCGAGGCTGTCACGAAATGCCTCGCGCATGTCTGGCGTAACATCAGTAATGCCTAGCTGCCGAGAAATGACAGGGTCGATGACAGCATCCGGTATTGTTCTTGCTCCTACTGGAGTAACAAAATGTCTGTTTGTTTGCTCAAACAGGGTCTCCATCGAGCTTACCGTGGACCACTCGTCCGCTGTGATGCGATATAACTCAAGGTTTCTTTTAGTGTTGGCGGGCAGGTCATCAAAGTTGGTGTTGCGGTAGCGCCCCAAGTCAAAAGCAACAGCGTGGACAATCCCTTCCTTGTGGCCAATCGTCCAGCCTTGCAGGAAACTCCACCTAAAGAATGTTTCCTGGAACTTGGCAACCATGCCCGGCATCCCGTCAATAGAGCCAGCCCTAGCAAAACTTTTGCCCAGATGACCTTCGGCATACACACTGCAAAGCTCAGACACATGCTTGCGCTCTGACTTTGGCACGGAATCTAGCAGGCCGGTGAATGCTTTTGAGTACGATGCTAAGAAACCCATGTCAGTACGGCGGTTCAATGTCGCCCCCTTGAACACGATGTCGCCAAAGGCAGAAACAACCGCGCCACCAAGTTTGGAAACATTCTCAAGGGCACGGACGCCAAACCCCACATGGGCCAGCGACATGCTGGCGGGGATGTCCATTGACCCGTTTATAAAGTCAAAGTCTGCATCAAGCATTTTTAGGGTGTAGGTGGGGATGTCCTCGTCCAGCCCTTGCGCTCGGAGCTGCAAGTCGTTCATGATGCTCTTGTGCATAGCCCGTGGGTTGGGGCCGTACATTTCCAAAAGAGTTATAGAACGCGCGTCTGCACGAGTAGACTCAAGCATTTTATCCCACAGCCCGTCTCGCGAATACTTGCTGGCATACTCAAAGGCAGATGCGCCGTCCTTAAAGTGAAGCTTGCGACGTTGGCTCAACTTTTTCGCAAGGTTGAAGCTGTTAGGCGTCCCGACTAGTCCCTCCTTGCCGTCATCTACGAGGTGGTGCTTGCCCGACGCAAAGCGCTTGTGCAGGTCTTTGAGGTACTCTTCGATTTCTCTTTCGCTCGAGAAATACTGAAATGTTTTTTCCTCGTCTAGCAACTGGAGTATGTCAGAGCGCCAAGTCTCGTATCCCGCCTTTCTGATTAAATGCGCGTCGTGACTTTGCGGGCCAAGGAACTCTGGCCGCTCCCCAATAAAGCCGCCAGCCCTATTTATACGCTCTCTTTGCCCGTTTTGATGTGTGAATATGGCGTCATGTATTTTCTTTGCATCGTCTGAAACATCCGCGTTGCGGTCATAAGCATACCGATAAATCTCTTCGTCCAGCGTGCCTTTGCGCAGCAAGCCTTCAAGGTGCTCCCCCCTTTCGTGAAGGCTTTTTAGAAAGCTGTTAGAAAAGTTTAACTCAAGGCCAGACTTGCGGACTGCCGCGCTATCCCGAGCGCCACGGACGACTTGGGATGTCCCCATCATCTGCGCAGAGTAGCCCTCTGCCAGCCTTTCCGCTTCTGTCCTCTGTCTTACTAACCCGACGATTTCTTGCTGCGCATAGTCTTCCATCTTGGCGTTAATCTCACGCCTCTTTAGCGTGTTAATCAGCGCCTCTCGCTTGGCCTGCCTTGCTGCCAAACGCATCTCGTTTACCTTGTTTACAGCAACATCAAAGGCGACAAGAATCCTGTCGGGCCCAAGAACCGGGCGCACGGCCAGTTGCTTCTCGAACTCCCGAATAAGCGTCTTCATCTCGTCTGGGGGTGGGTTCAGCCCACGCTCACGCGCCATTTTAATTACAAGGTCTACGCACTCAGACATTGGACGGCCTCATCACACAATATGCACCAGCTTCTGCAATCTCTATCATTTCATCAGACCGAGACAAAACAGCGTCCCACTCTGCTAGCTGCTCGATTTCCGCGTCCGTCAGAACATCGTTGGCACCAAGAGCGCCAACCTGTCTTTCAAGAACATCAATCTCCCTGTCCAAACTAAGGATTCTGGAGTCATCATCCTTCATGCGTATTTCAAAGTCGTCAGCAAGCAGTCGAACTTCTGCAAGGGCGTTTGCGTACTCGGCAAGTCCGCCACCGTTCTCGTAGTCTTGCGCGGCTCTAGCTATTTCAGCGTCAAGCTCCTCACGAGTCAGCCCCGCGCCCCTGCCGCGCTCACGCTCAAGCCTTTCTTCGTTAACAAGTTCGTCGCCCCTGCGGCTAATCTCATCAAACAGCTCTTCGTCAGTCATGCCCCGAGGGTCTATGCCCAGCTCTGATGCTTGCTCGTAAAGCGCCTCCGCCTCCGCCTTGGCGATTGCTTTAGGGTCGATGTCGCTAAACACATTGTTTTCCATAGCTTCGACAAGCTCATACAAGCCTATCCTGTCGTCGTATGTATCAACCCTGCCGGGGAAAAACCCTGCCTCTTGTGCTGCCTCGGCCATCTCCTCGACTGTCTTGCCGCCCTTCTTAAAGACAGTAAAGCCGTGCATCCTCTGTTTAATGTCAGCGACGCCGACAGATTCAGGGTCGATTCTGCCGTTTTTCTGCACAAAGCCTATGAGGGTTTCGGGCTTATTGTTAATGGCCTTTAGCGAAGGAGGCAAATCATCGGAGCGAGGCGGCTTGACGACGGTGCGGTCCGCTTCAAGCCGACGGCGCTTAATGTTGCTCTCTGCACGCAGGGAAGGGCTAATTTCCGCATCCGCGTCTAGCACCGCGTCAACCCTTACCGGCGTGCCTTCGACTAACTGGCTAATAGCGACTTGCTCTGCCTGAATGATTGTCTCTGGGTTCCCGCGCCGCAAGACATCTGAGAACTTGCCGCCTACGCCAGTAACCGCTCCACCTAACACAGACCCAATGGTTACGTTTATGAACGCATCCATCAGTCCATATTCGGGGTCTTGCTGTATTCTGGCCCCAGGATATGCAACAGCAGCCTCAAACAGAGCGCCACCAAGCGCAGCCTCTCCAGCACCAGACGCGACACGACCAGCGGTCACGCCATACCTCTGTGTAACCCCTGCGGTGGCCCTGATTGCAGCAGCCCGAGCGGTCGCATTCAAACCCACGGCAACGGGGGCAAAGACGCCAATACCGACGTTCACTGGGTCCAAAACGCTGCCGACAATATTCGCGCCAAACCTTGCCGCAGACAGGCCCATCCCAGACCTTGCCCTAGAAAAAACAAGGTTTCTCTTGAAGCGCCTGTCATAAGCCTCGGCAAGAGCCTCTGCGACGGACTCTTTGATGCCAGCGGCGGGGACATTCATCCCCTCTCTGTAATATTTGCTTTCTTTGTATTCATCCGCAGACAGTGACGTTTCATCAAAAAGCTGTGAATGTAGATAGCCACCAACAGAGCTTACTGCCTCAGACCCAAACTGCTGGGCTTGTGCAAACTCTTGGTAAAGCACAGACGCAGTTGTTGCTGGCGTGTCCTTGAAATAGCGTGACACATGAGATGTGTCGGTGCTTATACTTGGGAAGAATACATCAGTCATCATTCCCTCTGAGCTGCTGCACCCCACGCTGCCTCATTCTTTCTCGGAACGGAACGAAGCGTTTTCCTTCCCGAATTCTTAGCTGCGGGTCTCTCGCGCGGGACAAACCCAATCGTTTTGTCTCTTCCAACCTTTCGGCCTCGGCCTGTGCGGCAGCGGCCTCTCCAGCAGAAATACCCTCAAGGAAAGGCACAGTTATCATCTCTGGGCCTCTAATTGTGTCCCGGAATACGGCTCCGCCATTGCGGTCCACCAGCACCGCTGACCTGCCATCATTCGAGGCAACCCACCCAAAACCGCCTTTTGTTTCAAAGAGATATGTTTCTCTTTCCGAGTTGTATTCCGGGCTACCCTGTTCGTAGTCGCCAGATTCAAAGAAAATCTCTTCGGGCGTTAAGTCCCTAACGATTGTAATCATTCCCTGCCTGAGAGCGGCTTTGTATCCCGCAGCCTCCTTCGGCAGACGCAAGGAGGTGCTGTCATTCGGGAAGTCTGTAATGTATTCGTACCTTTCGGTCAGCAACTGAGCTGCCTTGGTCACATACCCATCAATCTGACTCGGGTCCAGCTTAACCCCTTGCTCCCCACTCAGGATTTTGCCGTCCTCCTGAATCAGGTAGACCGTAAGGTTCGTAAGCATGTCTACATGTTCTAGTCGGGCGTCCCTCAAATCGTTTGTGTCTGAGGAAGCGCCACGGACGGACTTTTGCTCAAAATCCGCATAGGAGCCTCCCAGCAGTGACTTCATGTGCTCCTGAACGGTTGTGTTGGCTCTGACCTTGGACTGAACAATGTCTCGGCTTGTGTCTGTAACATTAATTGTTATCCCGCCAGGTGCTGTGGCAGCAAAAAGTCTCTTGGACATAGGGC